CGCTTCTTCCGTGACAATTGTTGCAGATAATCTGCGCCCAAAATCCTTTATCTTCTCCCGGAATCCGTTCATAATTTATTTCAGCTTTTCCACCACAAAACGGGCATGGCTTTAATTCTTCATTCATCGTCTTTCCTCTTAACATTAGGTAAAGGGAGCTGGGGGTAAGGGCTCCCTTGTGTATAAATGGCTTACAAATCAGTTTTTCGTGATATAAATAATTCGCATGCCAGGTTTCTTTCGCTTTCGCAGGTGTTTCAACCTATAGCTCATAGTGTGGTGTCTCTATCCAGTAGAAATCCACTCCTGAGAGGAGTCTTAAGACCTCAAGCTCCGGCTTGTAGACAGGACTCGTGAAGCATATTCCGACTGCCATCTCGTCATTGCATGACACGAGCCAGTCTCCGTGCACTGCAAAGGTGCTTGGTGGATTTTCGTCATCGCGGCACTTATCTGGGTTGACCATTGCTAAGCGCGCATCGTTGATGAGGCGTGCTCCGCCCGGTGTCTTTACTACTGTCATCATATTGTCGTTCTGCATGATCTTAATCGGTGAGATTAGTGCTTCCTTTGTATCCTCCGCCATGTCCCACAGGAGTGGTTTTCTTTCCGTTTCAAACTGTGGGTCGTGTCCTTTCTGGTATGTCATGAACTCGCCCTTTTCCGGTGCAAGACCGCATGTCTTGATTACGGTACCTAAAAATTCCTTTGTGATTCTTGTGTTGTCGGCTTCTATCATCCAGCCGGTACCGTTCAGGATGTACATACCTTTCTCTGTGAGACCGAACTTAACGCCCCACGATTTGTAATCAGCTTTTAAGATTTTTTCTAACTTTGCGCAATCTATAAACATTCCGTCCCTCCTATTCCTGCGATATAAAACATGTCCTGATGCAGGATACATGTCTTGAGTCCGTGTCTCTTAACAACTGTGAAATATTTCATTACAGCAACTATCTCAAGCGTTTCTTTGCCTGTAGGCTCATCATCCTCACGTCCGTGCTGATCTGTTCTTATTCTGCGATAATCTACGCTGACGGTTCTCTTGCCCTGCAGGCGGTCTATAACCTGCTGCCTTATCTGCTTAATAGACAAGCCTCCTATCGGTTCTCGTGCTGCTCTGTTGAGGTCCTGTGCGAATGCATTACTTTTACTCATTTTTTGCCTCCTAACTTTGTGCTTTTCCATATCTGTCAACCTCGTCTCTGAGCCATTGTCTGATTTTCTCCGGGAAAATTAAATCTGATGCCAATAAGTGGCCACTGTGATGCTCCTCTGCTATGTAATCAGCCATTTTCGCCACCGTAAGAGTGTTCATATATTCTCTTCTTGTCATGCATGCTTCTATGACTTCTGTCTCCGGCTTTTCGTCCTCTATCTCCGGCTCATTTTCCTCTATGCTTTGGGCTTCATTTTCTTCCTTTTCGATGCTCTCAGGCTCTGATTTTTCAAGGATTTGCGTGGATTTTTGCGCCGGCGCAATTTGTTCTGTAAGGCTCTTTTCTCCTGTCTGTTCCTCGGGCCTGTCCGCAGGCTCTCTATTATCCTCTCTGCAGTCTGTATCTCCGTCGGCGGAATCATTCTTTTGCTTTTCTCCTGCTCCAGGAGCCGGCTCATTATCTGCCACGCTTCCCGATTCAGTCTCTTCGACCTCATCAGTGCCAGCTTCTCCAACTGCTGCATTGTCAGCCTCTGGCTCAGGAGTTTCTGCTGTAGTATGCTCTCCTGTTGGCTCATTTTCCTGTGTTTCATCGTCTCCTCCAAAATGGTTCTGCCACGTTCTGGCGCCTGCTGCGTCCTCATCAAAGATAGAGCACATAAGCTTGTAAAATTCCCACCATGACATATTTTTTGGTGTGTCTCCAAACTTCTTGATTGTGACGCGATTCTCGTACATCATCATAAAGTAAAGACCTTTTTTGAATGAACGGTTTCCGGCCGGATTTACAATTTCTGCAAATCGGCTCATTGACTCCTCATCAAACTCGTTTGAGTACACCTCATTGAGGATATCCTTGTTGTCCTCAAAGAATTTCTCTATTAGCTGGCTTGTGTCATCTGCCACCCCCGCTGCAGGCTCGGTCTTGTTGAATCTCTTTAGCTCTCTTATGTCCTCTCTTGATGCCTCAGGCTGTATCATCTGCCTGTCAGAGTCGGGGAGCTTGAGCATTTCCTCAAGCTGGCTTCTTCCAAGGTCCGTATACTCCGGCCTCAAGTGTTCCGAATATCCATCAATCGAGTATTCGCGGTTGATGCTCATAAATCGGCTTGTGGTGGATGCCTCAAGTCCGTACTCAGCCTTAGCAAATTCTGCTATACTCTTGTAGCCGTCATTCTCATAAAGCCTTTGGTCGTCAATCTGTCTGAGCGCATAGCCTATTCTCACGAAGCTCTGCTTCACTCCTATAAGCTCCTGCCTCAGTTTCTGCTTCATTTGCACCCAGTCATCGAGTGTCATCTGCACGTATTCCATATATCTTCCTCTTTTCTGTCTTCTCCGAACCTTTCCCTGCCTATCCGGTTGTACTCATTAAATATCTTCTGAAACTCCTCGTCCCATCTTTCTCCGTGACCTGCTCCCTCGCCTGCTGCTACATGAGCCAGTTCATGTGCGAATATCTCCGTTGCATCCGTGATGCTCAATTCTGCGCTGATTGCGATGACTGGTATTTCTCCTTTGTTGAACTGCGTGAACCCGAACGCTTGATTTCCTTCATTGTCTTTTATGTCCGGCTCAATGCAGGCTTTGTATTTCTTGTCTGGATAGAGTCCCCGAAAAGCCTCATCCAGAATCGTGAATGGTGAATTTATAAAAATCATGTTTTTCTCCTATGCTATAGCCATTGCCGGCATATCTGCTGTCCTCAGTGTTCCTGTCACAAGCATTCGTATGTAAGCGTTGAGCCACTTCTGTATGTTCTCCTGGTCAGGCTTCTTATCATGAGCTCCGTACCATTGCAGTATGTTCGGCACTTCGGAATCAATCTCGACAGTGACATATTGCATATTTGGTGTGTCCTTGAACCTCAGAAAAAGTATGTACGTCTCTCCCCGATTGTGTTTCCCTAAGTAGTTATCTCCGCCAACGCAATGATGAAGTACTCGTCCCTCTGTTACTATTTCCTCTGCTGACTTTGCCGGTCTGATGATGTATGTCTCATCCTCGTAGTAATATTTTTTTCTCAACTTCCTGTAGCTGTGTCGAATGTTCGGGAAGCGCGCCGCAACATCCTTCAAATGCTTGTCCAGTTTTTCCTTATTGACCTCTTCCACCATCTTTTCGTGGGCTTCATCCAGGTCACGTGGGAACTGATATACCGTGTTGGTCAGGTCATAGCCTCTGTCTTCTCTCATGCTTAGGTAGTCAGCGTATGTAGAGGCCATGTGTCTGATTCTGTATACCGACTGACTGCAGCCTCCGTAATCACAGCATGCATATTTCTTTATGCGGTTTAAAAATTTTTGTAATGTCATGTATTTCTCTGCGAGCACGACCTGTGTGTATGTGAGTCCGGTTTCTGCCAGCTGCTGCACCTGTTCATCTGTCCAGTTCTCCATGGCTCTCTTTTCCATCTGCAGAACCCTCAGCAGACCTATATCTCCTTTTTCCTTGATAAGCAGCTTAAGCTTTTCCTTTCTGATGCCGAGAAACTCATCCGGTCTTGTTGCTGTTTCGTCTTTGATGATTCCATACTGGCATTTGACAAGCCTCTCAGCTACTCCTATCAGGTGCATCTTCACAAGCATTTCAAGCTGTGGTGTACGCATGTAGCACTCAAGGTACTCAACCGGATTGCATACGCTCATGAGACTGTTTGTGTATTCCTTCATAGCACTGTATTGAAACATGGTTCCTGTCATCTCACCGTATGTCTCGGGAAGTATTGGCCCGGAATTGATTCTGATGCTTGACAAGCCATATAGATTGCAATCATCCCAAAAGTCTTTTCCTACATACGGATCATGCTTGTTGTAGTCAACCTGCACCTTTTTGCCGGGTTCGAAATATGCCCTTGCCAGTTCAACCCCCGACAGCTTTTCATATGCGTTGTACATTTCATTGCCGTTTTCGCCTGCAATGAAGCCGAGTGTCCACTCTTTCTCTACTTGTATGTATCTCATAACAAAACCATTGTCCTTATATTTCTGGCCAAGAAACAGATACCGGGTTTTTCTGATGCTGCCTTTTACTTTTCCTTTGCACTTGTACTGTCCGCGTGCACCACACATAGGACATGTGCCGAAGCTGTTCTCTCGCGGCTCTTCTATGTTTCTCTCA